GATGGTAGGCCTTCGCTTCGCTCGGCCGAGTTCGAGGGTCTTAGGTCGTCGCTACGCTCCTCACTCGAGGCGTCGTCGCCCTAAAGGCTCCTCCTTATGTGTGGTTTATAAAAAAAAAAACCAAACCCTAACCAGTTTTTGCACCGACGCACTCCTCCCCCTAAAGGGGGCCCCCAAGGGAGTGCGTCGTTGCAAAAAAACGAATAAATGTGCAAAACAAATAAGTCTGTGCCTTAACAGCTGAGCTATCATGACAGACTTATTTACGAAATCGTGGATTTTTTATCTTAATATAATAAGTTTTTACCATCGATTTTCGATTCGGATTTATGCAGATAAGAACGGTCATTTCTGAGACCTATAGACAGATATTTCATGGAAAAATCTATGCACCCCTAAGGATACAGATTTATTTACGATGACTACTATAATTGATCTAACAAATGACGAGGAAAATAGACTCAATAGAGTTGAGGAGATGGGTAATACTATAGAACCATCTCCTCAAACTTCTCAACGAAGAAGCCACTTTTTCACCTGGTTTGTTGAAGAAGAGGACATAGAAGTAGCAAGAGAGCTATTAGACGCAACTTTTACTGAATTCTGCTACATGTGGGCATTTCAGGTAGAAAAGTGTCCGCAGACGTTACGTCTACATTTTCAAGGATGTTGCACCTGTAAGCGCAAGATGCGGTGGACCGGATTCGGACTGCCCAGGGACATTCATTGGGAATCGGTAAGGAACATCAAACTATCCCTTAAGTATTGCACGAAAGAGGAGACCCGTTTCACGGGCCCATGGACATGCAATTACACTATACAGACACCTATAAAATATATAGAACCTAACCGTCAATACCAAACCTTTATCCTAGGGGAACTTCAGAGGGAGCCTGACGCGAGATCCATTCACTGGTTCTTTGACAGGGTTGGGAATGTCGGCAAATCGTCATTTTGCAAATACCTTGTTGGAAAACATTCAGCCCTCTTCATTGATGAGGGCACCAAGTCCAACATTGTAAACATGGTTTACAATTGGAAGAAAGAGATTAAACTTGTTGTTATTGATGTACCAAGAGCAAACAAGAATAAAGTTTCTTACAAATCCCTTGAAGCTATAAAGAATGGTATGATAATGAATACTAAGTATGAAACGGGTCAAAAGATGTTTAACCCGCCGCATATAATAGTCTTTGCTAATTTTCCTCCTGATGTAAATAATGAGACCGTTTCTGAGGACAGAATGCTAGTGTGGGAAATCACACAGATCTTCTTCGAAGCTGTAGCTAGGTCACCAAGCGAATACGAGGAACAACCAAATTTTTTTATAAGGTGAAGGACATGAGCTGGCATCAATATTTCAATATATTATTTTAATCATTAAGAATTATAAAATGCCAAAATATGCCCGTCCTAGAAAATTTATTAAACGCCGTCATCGACGCGGGCGTGGACGTAGCCGTCGCGGTGGTCGCGGCTTTCGTCGGAGCGTCTTGGCTGTGGTGCGGTCGACAAGAGAGATTAAAACTGCACAGAGAGCGGGAGAAGTCAAGTTAAATGACAAGATTGCGGGTCCTGACGCGGTCAATCCCGGAGATCTATACGGATTCTTTCCAGAGGTTTTACAAAATACAACCAAACGTGGAAGAATCGGAGCCAAAATTACGGCTTTAAGTCTTAAAATCAAATTTTGGGTGCAGTATATACCAGATGGTAATGGAACGACTGATCCTGAGAATGGAAACATTACTGCTAGAATGTTTATTATCAGACAAAAGGACATCGGTAATTACCTGAACCTAATAAACAACCAAATCTTGGTGCAAACACCAGCGTTCCAAGAAGGAAAGTTACTGGAGGGATCATTCCCGAATACTGAAGTACCATTCGCTGCTGCGCAGCTATACAGGAACATAATGAATCCCTTAAACAGGGAGTTATTCGTGAGTAAGATGGACAAAAAGTTCAATCTTAAGAATAATACTATTCTACCGGCCGGCGGGCCGTACCCGGCCCAGACTAATCCTCCTATACTAGCTCCTACAAACTTCAAAAAGTTTGTTAAGACTTTCAAATGGAAAAACGGAAAGGTCATGCAATTCGATCAACCTGCGGATACTACACCAGTTGCGTTCCCGTGGGCGTTCACAGGCGGTTACTGCAGCACCAACGGTGCTCTTGCACCAGCTGGCAGACTTATGGTCTACTTTAAATCTATCTTGAAGTACACTGATGCATAAATCTAGGTCGTCGCTACGCTCCTCTAAAGATGGTAGGCCTTCGCTTCGCTCGGCCGAGTTCGAGGGTCTTAGGTCGTCGCTACGCTCCTCACTCGAGGCGTCGTCGCCCTAAAGGCTCCTCCTTATGTGTGGTTTATAAAAAAAAAAAC